TTAATCGAAGGGAAGACAGCCATCAGACTCCAGCCAACAAACCACCGGGGCGTTTCTGTTTGATCAGTTCTTGCTGGACTGCAAGACCGATTGCCTTGCCAAGCTGATTTGCTTGGTCGGCGTTGCCCTCTACGTTACTGCCGCTGGCATCGACGTTCACGGTGACGTTGGCACCGCCCATTGCGTTGTTCGGGATAATGCTGCCGCTGCGTCCTGGCATGAACAGCTCAGGTCCTTTCTCGCCAACAAGATATGATGTCCCGCCAGAAACTTTTCCACCTTTCGCCATTCCTCCACCGTAACTAGGAACTCCACCTAAACCACCAGAAATACCTGGAAGAATGCCCGGCTTAGCCAAGGAACCGCTTAGTCCAGGTGCGGTCACGGATGAAGCGGCAAATGTTGCACCGCCAGGGAAAAGACTTGCAATAATTTTGAATGCCATCATTCTTATGGCAGCCTTGATAATGTCGGTCGCCATATTCAAGAAACTTTGAGAAACCGATCGGAACAAATTGCCGAGAGCTTGACGTGCAGTGGCAGTTCCTTGAACCATGCTTTGAATTGATTCTCCAAATGCGTCGGCAATCGACGCTGACAAACTCTGAATCTGTTTCATTGGATTTAACAGATCGGTCAAATTTTGCTTTAATTCCTTGAGATGATCAGCCCGCTTATCCGATGGTTTGAAAAGATCGACTTCTTTGCCATCAAAGGTACTTTCGCTTGGCGCAATCCGAGCGCCAGCCATAATGTCCGCAATATCTTTTCTTAGCTGTTTGACTTTCTCGCTATATTCTATTTCATTTTCTAAGAATGCCTTAATTTTCCGACGAGGCTCCATCTCGGAATTTAATATCTCTTCGCGCTTAATAAGCTTTTGGATATATGCAATCTCTTGATGATCCTGTTTTATTTTCGCAGCAAACAGTAATTTTTCAAGTTGTATTTGCTCCGCAGTAAGATCCTTCCTAGCCTTTCCTTTGTCCACTATTTGATTTAGTTTTTTCTGCTGTTCTTGATATTGTGTTTCTTCTCTCTCGCCTGCCATGTTTAATTCATCGCGCAACTTCAAGATTCTCTTGTTGCTCGCCTCAAGTTCATTCTGCATGGCAATCAGTGCAAAACCACCTCCGCGATTGCCAGAGGCTTCCATCATTTTTTTGTTTTGCTCTATCCTCTGTGCGATAAGTGCATTTGTATGAACTTCGGCAGCAAGTGCGGCACTAAGTTGTTTTGTAGTTCCGGCTGCAATCGAATTATTAAAGCGATCTGTTGCTTCTTTGGCGTCTTTAACATCCTTGATATAAATAGCAATGGCAGCCGCAATAATGGCCCACGGCAAGGCTTTAATAGCAAATCCAACTAATGCGACCGCTTTTTGCAATGCGCCCATTCCACCAGCAGCAAAATAAACTTGTGCGCCAAAAAACTGGAATAATGCGGCTTGCGTTTTTAGCCATGATGCCAATCTCAACGCATAAACCGCCACAATTGATTTTCGCAAAGCATCAAATGCAAATGCGGCAATACCAATCATTGCCGCCATATCTTTGATCGGTTGAGGAATAGCTGCGACCACTTTTACCATCTCCGTCAGCAAATCGACTGTCGGCCTTAGAGCTGGCAAAAGCGTGTTACCGATAGCTTGCTGTAGTCTCTCGACTGCATTTGTAAACTCTTTAAATCGACCAATATCTGATTTCTTGGCAACTTCGGCAATAGCATCAGCGCCTTCTGTTTTAAGTCGTTTGAAGGCTTTGATCAGCACATCTGTGGTAATCGCGCCCGCCTTTGATAGATCCTTCAATTGCCCGACTTCAACCTTGAGTTCCAATGCAACTGCATTAAGAACTCCCGGAAGGTTTTCAGACATTGAAACAAATTCGTCGCCTTGCAAAGTTCCACGACCCATTGCCTGCGACAACTGCCTAAAAGCAGCCGATGCTTCCATTGCAGTAGTGCCGCTTAATTTGGCAACAGTGTTAAAGCCTATGTACGTTGAACTAATATCTTCCAGTGAAATGCCAAGCGGTCTAAGGCGAGCATAAATTGAGTTAATATCCGCCAGTGATTCTCTTTGACTTAAGCCAAATGTTCTTTGTGCTTTAGTGGCGATTTCAAGTGCTGTGTCATATTCGCCATATTTTTTTGTAATTAAACTGAGCTGTAGATCAAGATCATTAAGAGTTGCAGCAGTGGTAACCGATCGACGAATAAATTCACCAATAGCCAAATTCCGAACGGCTTTTGCCAGCGAGTTCATGCCAGCCGCAGCTTTTTGTGAGCTTGTTCCAGTTTGATTAAGCGTACTATTTAATTTGCGGATATTATTTTGCGCTTGATCTACTGTTTGATGAAGCTGTGCAGTCTCTTTCTTCGTCTGACGCAAAGGGTTGATCGCTCTTACAGCTTCAACAATCAGCTCGATTTTCGACTGCGTCGTAGATGCCACTCGGTACAACCGATAATCCGTGACTTCATCTTATCAATAACGAGATTTAGCCCGCTCCATTTCTTTCCTTTCTCTTTCGGCTTTTAATTCATAATAAGCCGCATAATGTACAAACTCTGCCTCAGTTAGCTCCGTTCTTAATCGGCTAACTGTCATCCCTAACTCGCAGGACAAGAAAAACTCAAAAAAGAGCCAGTTGTCCTGCCTTAATCGTTTTTTGCTTCCTCAGTTGACTCTTCTTCGCCAAGACCGAACAGAAACAGTTCCAGCTCATTAAGCACTGATTCAGGTAGTCCGCGCTGAAGTTTTTCCCGATCAGCCGCTGCAAATGGCTTAGTGCCATCTTCAAACTCTGCTTTTTGGCAAAGCATTTGGGTACTGATGTCCAACGCTTCGTCCGACCCTGCAAGAGCTGTCGCTTTTTTCCGATCAGCCCTAGTAATCGGAGGGAAATACAAATCCCAGCTTTTACCGCTGGGATGCTTAAGAACAAACTTGCGACGTTGGTTGAGGTCAAAAGCCTCAACCAGTTCGTCAGCAAGGCGCTTAGATGCAGGCATTAGAGCTTATTAAATCGCTCCGATACTACACCTCATCACTCAAGATTGGAAGTGATCGTGCCGCTCGTAATGAAATTGCAGGTCACAATGACCAGTTCACCGACAGTCGAGGTAATCTCCATGTCAGTGATGATTCCAGCAAAGCTGACTGAATCAGTGCCAGTAGTCGAGCCGGTGGTAAACAGCTCGAAAGTGGCGTCGGCAGGGTCTGCCGTAGTTACAACGTCTTCCAGGAAGCCAGCTTGACCAGTTGCATCGGGGTCATAAACCAGTTCAACTGTGCCGGTGCCAGAAATCAGGCTGCCGACAAAAGAACGGAAAGTGTCGCCGTGGTCGGTGACATCTAGGGTTTCTTTGGTGATGCTCAGGCTCCAGGAGCGAGTGCCGACGATGGTGGCGTTGGTGCTGCCAGCAGCGTCAAACTGGACACTGCCCTGTTCTCCGCGAAGAATGGTCATGGCTTAAAGGCTCTCGATGGATTCAAAGGTCACTTGTACCTGAGTCTGGAAAAAACCTTCAGGCGCTGGCGAGACAGCAACATCAGGTCCAGATGGTGCATCGAAGTAAACCCCCGACACAATTATCCTATTGTAAAGGTCGCGGATCCGCTTACCAATCACATAGTTACTGCCAGCACCGACTTTAATAGGGGTAAAAATGTTAAAAGTAACAAGCCCAATAATTAAGTTGCTGGAATTGACCGTGCCACCAGCGGTAAGATAATTTGATGCCCCGAACGTTACAAGACACTGGACCCAAGAGCTGCCAAGTGCCGGTGCGTAGTCGGAATTGTTGTATACAACAGGAATAACTGGAGACTGTGCCAGCTCAGTCGCCAATCGCGTTTCTATTGTTGCGCGAATTGCATTTAGATCGGCAGCAGCCATTAGCGTCCTCCTACAATGTCACGCATAAACGCCGGAACATAAATAACGGCGATGACCTTTTCTGCCAATTTACTGGGAAAGCCTTTTACCGCATTTTTCCTAGTTCGCCATTTCCCCTTCCATGAAGGTGGCAAATTGGTTCCATAGGCGACAGGCTCTGCATATTTCACAGTGTTAAACACTCGGCCTTTGTATGGATTATCAAAATTGACAAACCAAAATTTCGCCAAGTTGCCAGTAGCTTTTGGCGTGCCATACTGTTCCGGTTCAGCATTTATCAGTTCACTCTGCCAGGCATAAGTCGTTCTTTTGACCAAATCTTTGATTTGGTGATCAAACAGGTCGCCAATTTTGTCTAACTTTATGACTCGCGCCATCGCTATGCCCTCAGCATTAGCTCATATGCAATGGCGACATTCGCCTGCTCTACAGTCTTTACTTCAGAAATTTCATAAGTGATATTAGCGATAACGACTTTGTCTTTGACAGTTGGGGCCGAAGTTATTGCTGACGCTGCAATTATTAGCTTCTTGTCACTATTTCGAACCTGCTGATTGACTTCGCTAAGTCGGACTCCAAGGTTTACAGAAACATCTTGGAGAACTCCTTTAACCGTTACATCGGTTTCAGTAGATCCAATGGTCCCTGTTGCAGTGTTATAGCTTCCTGCCGTAACAATTCTCACTGTTACATCCCCGCCAAATTTGCCAATAACCTTATTGGCGACCTTGCGTAGCGAGCTAGAAAGCGCCATCAGATTCGATACGCAATACACGCCCCATTCTGAAGCGTGATGCTCGTGATGTACCCCGCGAGATGAGCCCCCTGGTCAACGCTGACACCACTAAAGCTGTCATCAATGATGTTTGTGCTGACGATCGAGTCGATCGTGCTGTTTTCGTAAAAGTCGATCTGAATAAAAGTGCCAGTATGCGTCTCCGTATCATTTATGACTTCTGCGCCGATCGCGTAGTCAACGCCGGAGATCGCTGAGCCTGCTTTTGCCATGTCAGATCTTGTAGGCGATTACAGCGCCACCGCTGTTAAGCGTGAAAGCAGTAAAAACTCCCTGGATTACAAACCCAGCAGGTAGCGACTCACCAACCAAGCTATTGCCGGTCCAGTTCTGCGCCGTAAGCGCACTGAAGCTGGTGTTGTTCTTCAGGATCGAGATCTTGTTCCAGCGCCCAGTTCGCGCAGTCGTGTTGCTGACGAAATCAGCGCCAATGCTGTAGCTCGGGTCAATCTGAACGCTTCTATGCATGATCAGAGCCTGTAGGCGACGACAGTGCCGCTGGTCAGCGTGATACTAGTGAACACCCCGGACATCTCGCAGCTCGCATTGAGGGGGATCGCTGAGAGGGTGTTGCCGGTGTAATCCTCAGCCGAGAGGCTGGCAATCACCGAATCCTCAAGGGCAACGATCTTTCCGAAACGCCCGGTATGGGCGCTGGTGTCGTCAATGAATTCAGCGCCGGGATAGGTGTAACCCATGATCAGCTCCGCTTAACAGCGATGTTGCCTGGTCCACTGATTCTAAGCCCGGTGAAATATCGCTCAACCATTGGCGGAATCCGATCAGCACCAGTTGCGCCATAGGTGTTAGGCGTAACGTCCAAACTGCCGATCTTGACATTTTTGTAATCTTCAAGTCCGCTAAGACCGAGACCGTCTTTGTTGTTGTTTAGGTAAACCGCAAGGTCCGCCTGCGCCTTTTTGATCTGATCCGGGATCTCGGTGTCGGTGAAATAATCCGTCGTAATGCGGAAAGGAAATCCGACAGCGTAAGTATTGATATAAGTATCCGGTTTTCGTACTCCTGTGCGCGGCCATTGGAGAGACTGCGTATCAGTCGCACGGGCACCAAGAAAACGTTCGCGGTCGATGCGTTGCGCCGCTGTGTACAAAGCTCGGTTTTTTTGGTCATCTGTCGCAGATGCCCAAGCGGTAACGTCGTCGTTTTGTACGAGACCGTCAATTAAATCGTTGGCGTCATTCAGCGTCAGGTAGCTGTTTGCGCTTGCGCCCCCGACTGTTGCGTCGATTGAGATTGCCATCGGGCGTCTCTGAAGATTTCTCGGTTACAAGCTCAGGAAGAATAGAGGCCGCTGCCGAAACAGCAGCCTCCTGTTCCTTTGCTCGCCTAAAAGCGAACAAACCCATGATCAGGAAGCCGAAGCCTTGATCACGGCATAGTTGATCACCACAGCTTCGCTCAAAGAACCAGCGGACACATTGCCGAGGGTCAGATCAAACGAACCAGCGGCAACAGCACCACACCCAAGGGTGTAGGAACCAGAAGTGCCGCCAGAGGCGATGCAAGCGATAACCACATCGGTGGCTGCCACTTCGCTATTGGTCACGGTGAAAGTGACCTCAGCGCCAGCTGCAAGAGCCGCGCCATTCATGGTGATTTGCCCGCAAGCGTTGTTGAGGGTTACACCAGTAGATTTATCTGTGGCCTGGGTAACCGCTCCGCCAGAGACGTAGCCGATTGCCTTACCAGCAGAAACCTCGAAAGAAGATGCCATTGTTAGTTCCTCCTATCAGTCAAAGTTGGAGGTGTTGGTGGCACGAACAATGCCGAGGTTCTTCAGCTCATAAACCTTGCTCCAGTTGGAGACGGTCTCAAGCTGAGCACGGGTGGGGTTAGTGGTAGTCACTGCCCACTTCGAGCCGACCGGGTGATAGCAATAGTGCAGGTCAATCGACATGGCATCGCTCTTGGCGAGGATGTCACGATCGGTTTCCGTCTGCATTGCCATTTGCTCGCCGCTAGCAACTGCTCCTTCGGTGAAGAAGTAAGTTGCATATTCGGTCGAGGAACCGCTGCCCTCAGTTTGCACATCGTCAGAGACGATAACGCGCAGACCCATGTAGGTCGGGACAGTGGGGTTGCCAAAAGCAGCAACCATCGAACCACCCGATTGAGTGGTGGTGGTGCCGCGAGCATCGGCAGTGCCCACATAGTCGATTGCACGACGCTCAACAAGGTCGTAATAGACCTTGGAGTGCATACAAATTGCAGTCAACTTGTCGCCTTGATCGCCCAGCAAAGAGCGAGCTTCGGCAACATGACGTGGGCTAAGAACGGTGGGGGTATCACCCGATTCACCGTCAATAGTCAGGTCAAAGAATGCAGCCGACGAACTGGTGGTGCCCAGAGTGCCGAACACACCTTTCAGGGAAGCAAGAAGATCCTTCTGACGCTGGTTAGCGACATAATCGGCAACTTTTGCACCGATTGCGGCCATGGGGTCGCTACCTGCTGCAAGAGCAGCAAGGTCCCGTGCTTCAAAAGCCCGCCCGCGATGCAGGATCACGCCAACTTGCTTGTCAGCAGTGATCTTGCCGGGGGTCAGAGAAGAGCTGTCGGACAGCACTTCAAAGTCACCCGAAAGATTTGCCTTCCAGAAAGGCACATTGATAAAATCACCGCCCTCAGTGGCATTCAGCTCGGCCATCGGACGCACAACACCGCTAGCCAGGAAGGCATCGCGTTGAGTGGTTTGCTCAATGACGTAAGGCGTAAATACCTCAGGAACGATGATGTCCGACCGGAGAGTCGCCATCGTCTAAATCCAAAAGTGTTTATCGGTGTTGGGCGTAACCCAATCGGCTCCGCGTAGCTTTGCCTTGCTCCGCATATTAACGGACAGCTTGCGCTTTTAGTCTTTCATATAAATCACGATCAGTTTTAAACAGTCGGGATTGTTCCGTCAGGTTGTAGCTTTCAGGCAAGAATGGATTGCTGATGCCAGCAGGTATCTCGCCAGTGCTACGGCCAATCGGTGCTCCACTGCCTTGAGGTGTCGGCTGCTTTTGCATCCAAGTTGGCAAGGTTTTGGCCCATTCCGCGATCGGAGTTCGCTCATAACCTTTGACGACAACAACTGTGCCATCTGCTTCCCGTTCAATTTGATCCTTCAAAATTTGCGTGTTGAGGATCATGTCCGGGTCATGGACAACATCTCTTAGAGCCACTGCAGCAGGGCTAAGAATTTCAAGCTCGCGCACACGCTGCTCCAGTTCGCTAATGCGCTTGTCTTTTTCTGCTGTTGCTTCTCGGAACTGCTGCTCTAAAGCTTGTCGCGCTTCAGAGTATTTACCTTGCTGCTCCAGATCGGCTTGTTCGGCATTGCGCTTAAATTCTTTCAGCGCCAAGTAATCATCTGGGACTTCACCGATCAACTCTTTCTTTTGGAGCTTGCCGATTAATTCATGATTTTTGCGCTCAAGAGCCTCAATACTTCTCTTGAGCAATTCGACTTGCTCATTAGACTCGGCTTCATTTGAAGCTACTTGCTGTTCCTGCTCTTCAGCCATAAACAGAAAAACCGTTTTGCGGTCCTAGGTTAGTGGCTAATATCCGATAATGTCAAACTCATTGCTCACTCCTCGTTTTGATCTTCATCTGTGCAAATAATTACTTCGACGCCTTGAGCCAAACGGCCAAGCAACGCACCAAGGACTTCGGTGTTGTTTGGGGTCGGGAAGATAAACCGACCCTCAATCATGCCATCAGAGCACTTCAGGTAGGTACACCCACCTTCCCAGATACGGCCTTTCATTTCTTAGCCGTCTTTTTCTTCTGTGTTTGCGACTTTTTTCTTGGGTCGGGCTTCCCGCTTTTTGCTGGCTTTTTGCTGTAACTCTTGGGGTTCATCGCGAATCCAGTCAATGTCCTCTAGTGCCATGTTAAACCGATTTCGCCATTGCACTTGACCATTTGCCAGTTTTACCTGGCGGGCGACAATTTTTTGACCTTTATAGTCGATCACCTCAAAATTAGATTCGGGCATCGGGGTAGCTTTCCGCAAGTTGCTTCAATGTTAGTTGTGATCCGTCTGATCTGACAAATCTCCTTAAGGCGTCCTTCGAACCATATTTTTTCGACAAATACTCATAGAACTCAACTCTTTTAGGCGACTTGAAGACCTTGAGTTTTTCATTCGGATTTTTTTCGAGCCAAGTGGCATAATCCGTAAATCGACTTTTCTGTATTTCTTCTGCCCCTTTGATCAAAGCAACTCGGATAGATCGGCAATTCCAATGAAGCGGAGGAACTGGCCCTTCGCCCCATTTGTAAATGTTGCCATCCAAACTTCGACAAAGAGCAGTTGTTCTGCTGTCTAGCAAAGCGCGGTAAATATATTTTTGAGTTATGTCGGAGTTGGCTAAGGCGACTTCTTCTCTTGCTGCATCGGTCACTTGTGTGACACTGGTGCGGACAATAGTTCGAATTTGATGAGTTGGCTTGACGGTGACAACACCGCCCTTTTGCGCTAATTGGTCAATAGTTCCGCGACTACCTTCCTGAAGCTTGCCCTTTAATCGCCTGACAATAGTCTCGACAGAATCGCCCATTAAAAGGCCAGTCCGAATGGTTTGACTAAAGATCTGAGCCTGGTTAGTCGTCATATTGTTAAAAGCATTTCGAATGATCTCGCCATTTGGCAGTGTCAGAGTCGTTCCATCTGCAACTGTTATTTGGGCAAAAGTCCGCACTGCTCCAGGCAAATCATCGCTCAAAGAAATAATGTCAAGCGAAGTCGGGTCAGTTGTGACAACAGCTTTAGCAAAATCTGGGCTAATCTCGACGCTTCTTACGATTGTTTCTGCCCCAGGCGGTCTAATCGCCTCAAGCTGTTGCACCATAAAATCTCTTTCTAAAATCGCCAAACCTTGCAGTTCTTCGGTCATCAGCAAGGTGCTGTCACCTGCCCAAGTATTAAGCGATTCCTTTAACTGCACCAAAATAGTCCGAAGACGATATGCAGTAATAGATTCTGGGTCTAATGTCGCCAGTCGGTTTGTCGCTTCAATAATTACATCGTTGTAGGCTTTTATGATTCTTATGGCGACTCCATTGCTGTAGCGATTGAGGTCAATAGCTCGCCTAAAAAACTCGGTGTGCTCTGTCATTTGTCAATCCCCATTTCATCAATGCAAAATGGCGAAACAACAGTTACATCGGCTCCAGCAGTCAATGCGCTTTTGACGATGTGATGCAGAACATATTCTTTTTCCTCTAAATCGCTTTCTAGCTGTATTTCCTGAACATCGCACTCTTTGCCATTTTTGTGCCAGGACACCCGAATCACCGCAAAAATCGACTCGACAAGCTCACGCTTTGTAAAAGTCACAACTTGTTTTCGCGGCTTTCGAGCGTCCATGGTCAATCCATCAGAATTACAACTTTTACATCGGAAGAGTTGCAATGTCCTCAGGTTCGGCAGATTCTTCTGGGATTTGTTCATTCCCTTGAAGTCTGGGCTGTTCCATTTCGATGTAGCCACCTGCTTGGGTCGATTCAATCTCTTCTTCAACATCAAATTCATCGCCCAAAACTTCGCCTTCATAAAGCTGATCGAGCAAAGTTTTTTGAGTAATTGTTCCGGCTGTATAAAGAGCCAAAAGCGATTGAATTTCTTGCGGCTCCAGACGAGTGCCGAGAAAATCACGATTAACAAAACTGCTTCCGACTTCCGGGATATTTAAGTAATGTGCGTGATGCGCCAGGCAATTATCAATCAAGTCTTGCATATTCTGCGCGATCACCATCATTGTGCTGTCGCCTTGGCTGCGATCAATGCGCTTTGATTCTGCGGTCTCGGCAGACAACTTCTGACCAAGCACAGCAGACAAGCCGAGTTCATTGATTTGCTGAGCGAGCTGATCAAGACGGCGGAACTGCGAATCAAAAGCGTTGCTAGGTGGAGCGATGTATTCTGCCCGCCCGTCACTCGGGAAGCTAATTGCTTCTCCTGGACCGGCAGTAACCTCTTCTGCCGATTGGGGGAAGCCATAAAACGCCAGCATTGGCACGGCGCTGATATGAAGCTGATTGTCGAGGTCACTTTGAATTTGATACGCCTTTAAATTAAGTTCCCCAATATCTTCCAAAGGCGGGCGCGACTCCATAAAGTTCACGCGATTTGAATAGGCAATCGCAAATGGAATGTGATCCATGGTCGTATTGCCGCTTTCATGCACAACAAATTGCCCATTTTTATGAAGGCGATGAACTTCAAAAGCGCCTGGCGTCAAAACTCGAACCTGTTCGACTTCTTTTTCGCCAAATTCACCATCTGGCACGATCACTTTTTCAAGCAGTCGTAGTTGCGTCAGTTTTTGTTCGCCATCAATAACTTCAGTTCGCCAACCGAGAATTTCTCGTGGCGTATAAGTCACCCAGTAGGGGCGACCAAGAGATCCGGCAGCAGGTGCATCAACTAAAACGCCAATGTGCCCATATCGGACCATTTTGCGGCAAGCTTCATAAGTCCAGACATTTAGATCGTTGCCTTGCAGATCGACATTAAAAAGCTGCTCGCGCACAACGTCTGAAACATCATTCAAACGAACCGGCTTGCGTGTCAACATGCCAGCCAGCATCCGCTCTAGTCGGACGTAATAAGGCGGACAAACAGAGCGAGCCAGACGAGAGTCGTAACTCTCATCCAGCTCACGGGGTTCTTGTGGCAAATAGCGGCGATGACGGCGACGCAATTCATAAGTGCCGCCAAGCAGATCCTCGATCAGAATCCAGTGCGGCTCTTGATTGCGCCATGCAGCATTTGGATCATTGACTTTGGCTACGCGAGCAGTTAGTTGTCGATCGTAATGCTGGAAACCGGAATACACCGCTTTATTGCACAGGCTTCAGCTCAGTTTAGTCGCTTGACGTTCTCAAGCTGATTAGTCGCCATATACAGGTCAACAATGATGCCTAAAGCCTCAGCTCGTTTTCTTGGTCCAGTCAGTCCGAAGTGACTAACGACCCGATCGACAAACATTTGCCGCGCATAACTGTGTTGCATCGTGATGGAGATTTTCTTGGTTGGACAATCTTCAATTTCCATTGAAGGCTGAACAGGCAACTCAGCTTGTTCGACTTTCGCAGGAAGATTTGATTGCGATTGGGCGACAACTGACTGAACTGCTGGTGGCTGCAAATCAAAATGCAATGCATTTACAGTCCACTTTGTCGTTCCTGGTTTACGGCAAAGACGCGGCGGCGTAATCAACAGTGAGGTTCCAACAGGCAGATTTTTAGGATTTACCGTTTCTTCGTCGTCTGGATAAATGAACGCCTGTTCGCCATCAGACAGTAAACCTTTGGCCCATTGATAATTGGGAGCGCCTTTGCCGAGAATGACGGCTTCATCAAATTTGAAGCCAAGTTCCGTAGTGATTGGAGTCGATTGAGTCATGAGAGTCGAGTTGGTAAACAGATCGAGTACAATCTGCCTATCAATCCTACCACTCTCGGCTATGGCACAAGGGGTTCGTGTCCAACTCGTGATGCCAGCACCGATTGCTGCAATGCTAAAAAAAAGGGCCGAACTGGAAGGGAGAACCCTGTCCAGCCTCGGCACTTACATCATTGAATCAGCTCTCAGACAGCAACAGCCGACAAATCTTTCTCTTCCAGAAAATCAGCCAGATGATTTGCATCTTGCGTGATCGACTGAAGCGTCACAGATTTGCGTCCGACTTTAATTTCGAACTCGTCTCCAGGCTTAAAGCCCATCTCCTTGACGTAGCCTTCGCCAATTTGCAACTTTCCGTTGAATTGGACTTTGGTTTTGTAAGTAAGAGTCCGACCTGGCTTGGCTGCTGCGCCAATCTCCAGACCTTTTGCGGCAAGAATCGCTTCGTAAAAAGCGGTAAAGCAAAGCTTGCCATTTTTGACATAGCCGCACTCGCGCACAAGTTCTGACTTGGAAACGTCCTTCAGCTCTTTGACTTTGGCGATTAGCTCTGATCCGGTCAGCATAAAAGAATTGCCGTAACGCGAATTAGTATATCCTAATTCCGGTCCCTTTGCCAGATCGGACATACATCATGTTGAAGGCTCCAAGTATGAGGTAGCCGAGCCCATCGGTCCAGTGCTCGATGTTGGCCGATTTATCAATTACATAGTCGCCAGCACCCTGTTTGTAAGTCACATTTTTGAGCGCCTTGATTGTGTGTTTGCAACGCGGATGTATAAACAGCTTCATTTGCCCATCCGCAGTTCGGATCATCCAGTTGGTCGCATTGATTTTGTCTTTGACAGCCCAAGGCGCTTTAGGGCTTATGCATTGGAACCCATAGCGACGAATAATATCATGATCCGTCCGACCAGCCGAAGAAGTTTTACGCGCACTGCCAGTCGGATCTGGGTAAGCGATAATTTTGCGATCGGGGAATCGCTGTTTTAGTAGCTGGCAAACTTCGTCTGTATTTGACTGTTTTACAGCGAGTTCATCCCAGATGTGCACAGTATCACCGACACGAGAAGCCAAAACGCCAGCCATGATGCCAACGTTAAAGTCAGTTCCCCAATAGATTTCTCCGCCTGTGTCTTTGACATCTTCGGAGATGTTTTCATCGGTAAAGTCAGGGTAAACACGGCCAGAAAGAGTTTCGAAGCTGGCGAGATACTCCTGTTTAAAAGTTCGTTCATCGAGAGTGCGACGCGCAGCCTCGACTTCGGCTGGTGGAACATTTCCTCCTTCAACCGTTGTGTAAGAAAAAGTTTGCCAATCGTCTTCAAGTTTTGCCTGTTCCCATAAATCGTGAAACCAGTTCAGGCCAGACGGAGTTGTAATGAACCAAGCTGGACCGCCTTGATCTGAAAGCGCAGGTCGCAGAACCATCTCCCAAGCTTCTTGCCGAACGTAGGCTGCTTCATCAACAACCAATGCCGACAGCGAAATTCCACGCAAAGAGTCAGGATTGTCGGCACCTTTTAGTGCCAGGATGCTTCCGTTTTTTAATTCAACAGTTAGTTCGGCTTCATTCTTGGCGAGAAAAACTTCAGGAGGCACCATCGCTCTTAGCTGCCGCCAAGCGATTTGTTTCGCCATCCGATAATTTGCTGTTACATACCAGCACAAACTTCCGGGCTTTTCCATCGCCCAGTTAATAAGCCGAGTAATGCAAAGGTATGTTTTGCCAAATCTACGGCCCGAACAAAGCAATTTGAATCGCTCAGGGGCGTCATAAACCGTGCGCTGTGGAACGGTCAGCGTTTGATATAACTGATCTGGAAAACCGCGAAAATCATATTCTGGATCTTTTGCTGGCAGTGGCGGATCAAGGATGCAACCTTGCGCTCGGCCTTGGAGAATGCTCACAAAATTGCAGCGAGTTTGGCGAGTGCATTAACAGCACCGAGAGCGACAGCCAAATTTCCTGTTCGTCTGGCTTCCATCTGGATTGAACTCGCCTGCTGCATTAGTTCAGCAGCAAACTGAGCGCGATCCAGTTCAAAGTCTTTGCGGACTAGGGCTCGAACTTCAGGAATGTATTTGCGAGCGGTTGTCTCGGAGATCCCCCATGTATTTACCGCAAAGCGAATACAGTCATGAGTTGTGCCGCCGTTTCTGATGACCTGAAACAGGCGATTGTAGCGGTAGGCTTTTTCAGCGGCGGACGCCCTAGCGGCTGTTTCTTTACCGTCTTTCCGTCTTGGCATTATTTAATCCCCAGAACGGCAGCAGCATCAGGATTGCTAGGCCCACAATAACGGAAAGAGGCGGTAATTCTATCTGTACCGAGAGCCTTTCTCCATTGTGTCATAGCTTCGGTTTTAGCTTTTACATTACGGCGTTGTCTTTGAGCGCAGTTGTTCGATGGTTTTCTGGTCATATTCCAGAGAGGTGATTTAGCGCGATAGGCTACCATTGCAGGATTAGCGGTAACTGATAAGTAGTAGCGACCGCGAGTTCCGTGAAAACATGAGGCGATGAAATTTGACATAGCATTGCCGATGCCAACGCCTTGAAAATCAGGTAGGCAAACGGTTCTATGTTCTTTCCATCGGGTGCCCTGAGGGCATGGCATGGTTAGAACAGCTGTAAACGCGACAGGTCTGCCGTTGTAGAAAGCGGCGAAACATTTTGCGCCGGGATGAATTTGGCGATTTAGATAGTGAAATTTACTGAAGAGAGGCCAGTATTCCTTGCCAGATACGGGTTGAACTTGGAGAGTGATTTGGGGTCGTTGAAGACAGTCCCGCGCAAAGCGGGAGGTAGAAGGATCAAAAACCCAATCTGGCTGAAGCCATTCGAGGATGTCGTAGTGACAGGCGACTGCGACAAATTTTTGGTTACGTCGGCGTACCGATTTAGCGATAGCCGCAGAACCAATTTGAGCGACGGTCCGGTCAACTACGGAAGTAAATTCGTCTACGACAAGAAGTTCAGGCGATTCAGCGAGACCTCTAGCGATGTTGACGCGGAATTGTTCGCCATTGCTAAGGACGTGATAGGGCCTTAGCCAATTCGGAGGAGAACTAAAACCGACTGACGATAGCAAGGAAGTAATTTCCTTGATCGACATTGAGGCTGGGAAAGAATCGACAATGGATTTAGAAGGGATCCAGTTGAATTCAGGATCAAATTGATCGCCAAAAAGTTGTCTGGCGATGCTCGTTTTACCAGAGCCAGAAGGACCGACAATAACGCCAACATTCCAGTCGAAAGTTTCGATCGGAATTTCGAGGTCGTAAGCGACTACCGATTTAGTGTTGGGAGTTATGTCAAAAAGTCCTTCGAGTTGAGTGACTCTGGCGGTCCTTTGGATTTCGGACGAATTTACGAATTTAACGCTCGGCACTCGTAGTTCTCCTCAAGAAGTCGGTTAAGCAGGATTGTTTGCTGTTCTTCGGATGTGCAGTTTACGATGATTTGAAAAACGTCGTCAATTTTGTCGGACTGATCTTCGGGGTCATCAGGATCAAATTCGTTATCTTTGCCGAGAATTTCGGCTACATCATCATCGGAAAACCAGGGTCCAATGTCGTGCTCAGTGGCGAGCTGGGCAAGCATTTGACCATCCCATTCGGACAGATCACTTGTGCGGTTATCTGCGAGAGCGAGTCCGACTTTTTCTTCTTCGGACAAACCAGTCCGACGAACGGCAATAATTTCGTCGCCATCGGTTTCAATGATCCGAACTTTATCAATACCACTCCGAGTTGCGGCATCAATGGTGCCGTTGCCCGCCAAGATGCGATCGGATTCATCAATAACGATGGATCGGGCTGCACCATAACGTTTTAGCGACTCTTCAATGAGGTGTTTCGACTGTGCAGTGCGTTTTCTGGCATTTTTCGGGTCTTGTTTGAGGGATTTTACTGATTTATAGGACTCAGAAGAGTCGGACATGGCGCAAAAGTGCCCAAGATTTGCCGAGATTGTACTTTTTCCGCTGGAATTGTGCAATGGACTGGAGTCCATGATGACAGTTTTTTAGGAAAAAACAGAAGACCGAGCTTGGGAAGCTAGTGGTGGCAAGGCTTCGAAAGGTCCAAAGTGGACATTTGGCCTGAGCCAAAAAAAAGCCCCGCTCATGCGGGGCATTGTGGCGAATCAGATGTTGGTTAGCTCGGCATTGAGCTGAGCATCCCCAATGTGCATCCCGGCAATAGTTGGCTCAATGATCCGGGCTTTTTGTA